AGTACTTTTTTAGGTTTAAATTCTGCATCGAAACGGTGTACATTGTTCTTCATAGTAATATAGACAAAATCAAAACAGACCAACTTAAAATGCAAAAATCTCTGTACCTATTCCGTTGACCTTTTATTTCAAAGTTATCGTTCTTTAATTTGATTATTTGACTGTGCTGCTCTTGAATTGTGGCACTATCTTGAGATGCTAACTGCATGAATTTTTCTTGTTTTTGTCTGCACTTATGCAACTCCAATAGACGCAAATTAATTTCTTTTATCGTGCTGTCGGAGAATTGACAATAGACTCTCTGTGGACTTAGGAGAAGTAATGCTATCAGCAAAGACCTTGTAAATACTGTCGTGCTTTTTTTCAATCTCATAGATTTCTCTAATTATAATAAGCCTACTCGTATCAGGTGGGGATGTCACAGTAGGATTCGAGGTAGGGCGTGTTAACACTAACACTAATAGAGTGACCAGCCACAACGTCAGTTGAGCTATCAAAGAAAGGTTCTGCTGCTGCATTTACAATTAATTCAAAATCTGTTTCCGTCACGTTTCTTCGTAAAAGTGTGACAATGTCTAAAATAATACCTGCACTATCACTAAGCACCTCAATAGTGTTAGAGCTACTTTCAAAGGCTCTATCCATTACCATGAGTTCAAAGTTGTAAGTGACTAATCTTGTTTCGGTGTTAAATTGAAAACCGTTAGGAACTAACCAAACGAGAGGATAGTATTTAACCTCTTCAACTGCGAAATCAAAGTCAGCCCCTACTGCGAACTTTCCCACCATTTTGTGAGATTCTGCCTGAGTCTGAATTTTTTTGATAATCTGATTTAACGTCATAAAGTTTGATTAGTTTTTGTTCGTTTTTGAGCCGCCATTTATTCTTCTGGGAAGTCATAGTTTAAAAAGCAATCATCGTTGTTACCTGGTAAGTACATGCCACCAAATAAAGCAGTATTTTTTGGTTTAATTACATCGAAGCCACTACCAGGATTTAAATACTTTGGATAAATTTGTGGGTACTCCTTCAAGAAGTTTCGCAATCTCTCAGCATAGTACTCTGCCTTATCTCTGTATCTCTGCTCGATTAGAGTTAATTCTTGAGGTGTAATAGGTTGAGCAAATTCTGCCTGTCTTGAACTTACGGACTTGTTTAAGAATTTAAAAGTCATCGGAAGCATTGACTCTACCAATGTATAATACTTTAAACAAGGTGCAATATAAGAGTCTAAAAGAGTCGTATTGTCAGCAGTCACGTTACCATTAAAGGTCTGCGTTTGCAGTTCGTCATATATCCCTGAACCAATGATGTCACGAATATACACTTCTTGTGCCTCTTTTATAGCACTTTTAAGTAATTTATCATCAAGATTTTCATTGATGGGTGTGTTATCCTTTAAAAAGGTAACTGAAATGAAATATACAAAGTTAGCCATTGATTTTTCTTCTTAATAATTGTGATTTCCAAATGTGCCTACAATAAGGCACGTGAATTGCAGGTGAAGAGCCTTTAACTGTCATCCAACCGCCTCTTCTTTCCCAAGCGTTGTAACCTACTCTTGATGAAATTGTGTCGATGTCTTCACGAGTGTACACACGATTTAAAGCGATTAAACTTCTGCAAAAATCTCTTGAAGTAGGTATGATTTCAGAGCCGCTTATTCCAGGTCCTTTTTCGTAGGTATAACGAACTAAAAGTTCTGTGCCTAATCCTGAGTCTGTTAAGGTCTTTGTTCCTTGCTCAGTAACGTTTAAAATGTTGTCTGCTGAAGTGATTAAGCCGTCATTGATTAATTTGGTTACTGCCTCCGCTACTTTATCAGCATCTTGCTTAATGTTGTTAGCAAGGTCTTGAAGTGTTAACTCTGTGTTTCCGTTCAAAAACTGCAGAATGATTAACTCCAAAGCAGAGGCAAAATCAAAAGGGACTTTTTCAAACTTAGAAGCTAATTCACCGAATTGCTCAAATACTGCAAGGTCTTTATCATCATCCCAACCAAAAGGATTGTGTGAACATGAGGGGTGACTTGGGGGGTTACTTGAGGGGTAAGATGACATTGCAACGGTGTCGCTCATTCCTAACTCTCTACGTGCCTCAGCTTGTGAGATAATTCCTTTCTCAAAAAGCTGGATGTAATCTAAACCGATAGGAGGCTTGTTTTTAGTTTTTATGGTTACGGGCACAATAAACTTAAAAATAGAAGTCAACGCTCTGTCCATTTGGTTCTGACGTGGCTCAATGTATGCAGTTTGGAAAGCCTCGTAAGCCTCAATCAACTCTGAACGCCCTCCGAGTTGTCCTTCTGTTTTGATGCCAAATAACATCGGAGATGTCACACGATGTGCCATCAAAATTTCTTGTTGTACAGTTTGGTTTAACAAGTCAAACTGCTTGTCAAAATCAGAGGGTGCTAAGTTATTAACGACAGATGGCGTTTCGTTAGGATCATTAAATTGAATAATTATAGAACCTGCATTATCTGTGCCGCTAAAGTTCTCTTTGAATCTCTTAATTGTCTGACGCATCTCTTCAGGTGTAGGAACGCCTTTGAAGAGTTGTAAGAGAGTTTGAGCAGAGAAACCACTCTTTATACTATTAAGGTGGAAATTTGCAATCTCAGTGTCTATTTCGATGTATTTTAAAGCACTTTGATACGGTGCAGTAGGATATTCGCCTTGACCTGCTTTGTACATCTTAAAATAGTACAACTGCTTATTCTCACGGGTGATTGGATTCCAGCAATAGTAGTAAATCGGATCTAACTTTCTATCGCTCCAATCTTCAGCGTACCAATAATGACCGTCCAAAGAAATACGTACATTTTGAAATGGCAAGTGATAAATCTCAGCTATGGAGGTTTTCGCCTTATTCCAAATAATTTCCAACGCAAACCCATCAAAGAGTTCAAGGTCAGCAGCAATCTTTGCTTTAACGTCATCAAAGGACTCGTAAGAGTTAATCGACGCAAGTCTATCGTTTGCAATGGTTAGTTGCTCTGTGTTGTTTGCTATAACCTCAGTTTTGTCACCTGCTATATATTGAGCCTTTTGACTTACGATTGCTCCGTGTTTTGGAGAGGAGTTGTAAAGGTCAATAAGCATTTGAGGGTACTTGTTGTCCGTACCGTAAGTGATATAGTTCTTTGCCTTATTTTCTTTGAAAACAGGTATCTTGCTTTCCGCAAAGTTTATTCTTGCAAATTCTGTCATCTTCCTTGTCCGTTATATGGTTTACTTGATTTGTGTTTATTCTTGTGTTTCGTGTGCCTTCTAAGTTTATTCTTAGGCTTTGCTTTAAATAAGTTAATCTGCTGCTTTGCCATCTTTTGAAAATAAAAGTAGTAAACCTCCGCCAATAAATGCCGTAAACTCAGTTAATGTTGCTTTTTCAAACCACACAAGCAAAAAGCCTACGCCCATAACTGCTAATCCTAAAGCAGTAGATTTCCAATTTTTAAATATGCGGTCAATCATTTTCGTAGTTTTTTAATGTAGTAAATAGCACCAAGTAAGCCTGTAACTATTGCGATAATCCCACCGATTGCCGATATAATAGGATTCCAAGTTGTAGCAATGCTACTAAAAGCACCTACAAAGGACGTTGTTGTTAAAGCGTTAGCGGTTGTATCAGTTAGCTTCATCGAATGGGTTAGGTGTTGGCTTAGGTATGTATTCGCCTTTTGGTAGGTCAAACAACCACATATATTCAGAATCTTTAAAGGTCTCTTTATCTTGCTCGTTTCCGAAAAAGAACCAAACATCGTTTACGTCTTGAACGCAGTTAATAAAAAGGTAAGGAGTAATAAATACGCCTTGCACTTGTTCTGCTTGTTCGGGTGTTAAAATGTATCCTATCATACGTTACGGCTTAAGGTTGTTTGAAATGCTTGTACCGAAGTATAAAATTTATCCGTGTCATTAGTTGTTAAGCCGTCACCTATTGAGGCAAATGCACAACGCGCGTCATCTGGATTTAAAACAACACCATTTAAATTTAACGCTCCTATATATACTGAAAAATCAGCAGGTAAAGATAAACTCGCAACACTTGAAGTTTGAATTAAACTACCGTTTTTGTAGTAATTAAATTCATTTGATGCGATTCTTGATAAAGTCAAAAACCCATTCACATCGTTTAGTTCTGAATTTCTATTAACACCGCTTATATTTAAAGTGTTATAATTTTGAGTTGAATTGTTTTTTGCACCTATAAAACTATCAACTGCTCCCGTTCCTCTCACACCAATTTGAAAAGAACCTAATTTCACATTTTGATTAGTATAATAGGAATAATGCGTAGAATTTACCGAGCCAATTGCACTACTGAGAAACAAACTGGTATTCATAAAAGTTGTTAATCCATTACCTTTTACTCCCGTACTTGCAAAAGTCCAACCTGCAGTAAAAGTCCCCGTAAAACTACTACTCTTTAAGTTCTGCGCACACGCTGCCGCACTTGATCCAACCATTGGGTAAATGGCTTTCATTTTAGTCCAAATGCCATCAAGTTTCATTTGTCTTACAAGTGTGTCAATTGCAAGTTTTTCAGTTGCTGATAGTGTACCACTTGCTGTTGTCACCCTGTCAAAAAACGCTAATGAATCTATATCAAAACCAAAACTTTCACTTCCAATAATACCTAACTCAGTAGGCAATTGCCCAGTGTATAATTTATCGCCAAACAATTTCTCGTTAAACCCTCTAAATATTCCGAAATCAGGCATTAATAGTCTCCTTTAATTGCAAATATGTTAACTCCGTCTGCTTGGGCAACGGTGATTCCTACTAACACTTTTTGACCGCTTTTTAGTTGCAAGTCGCTATATGCCGTTACTGCTCGTTGTGAGGTAACTGTCGTTGATGCGGTTATTGCTAAAAGCCCAATCTCATCGTATAATTTTGGATTTGCCCCTGCAGTATCTGTAATAAAGATAAGCACCAAACAAGACGTATTTGTACCTGCTACCTTTGCGCCTATTTGAGTTATTTTCGTTCCGTCAGTTCCTGCGGTTAGCAACTCTGCCAAGTTTGTAGTAGTCGCTCCCGTTCTATCGGTGGTCGCAGTCGTAACCGTTACTATTTTAGTTTCGGGAACAAGTGCGAAAATTGGTGATGTGTTTGCCATTAGTAGTTATAAAATAAATATAGATTGCCTCCTGTTGATGGAGGAATTGGTAGATTTGTTAAATTGCTTCCGTCAACTGCTGGAAGTTTAGCAGATGCGTCTAATTGCACAAGTTTATTTGCAGCGTTAAAGGTATTGCCTTGCGTTGTAACCAAAGAAGATAGTCTTGCGTCAGCTAATGTTCCACTTGATATATTTGAAGCGTTTGTGGTGTCTACGTTTGCGACATTTGATAAACCTACCTGAGTCTTTGTAACTGCGTGAGGGTTATTTGTGTCAGCAACGTGAGTATTAAGGGTTGTAAGATTTGCAGTTATCTGAGCCTGTAATTTACCAAATGCGACTAAAACTGAATCAGTAGCAGAAATAACCGCATTTGTAATTAATGATAAACCTGTTAAAACTACCGCTCTAACTCTTGCAGCAGTAAAGTACTCGTTTGTGCCTTCACTTATATCAGTAGTCGTAAGTACAACCGCTCCCGTTTTAGTATTTACGCTCTGAACATTCCCCTGAGATGCTATTGTAATAGTTTGTAAGGCATCATCAAAAGTAATTGAGGTGTTGCTACCTGCGATAAGAGATGCTTTGACTTTGGTGTATACTCGTGTGTTGGTAAAGTAAAGATTTGTGCCTTCTGCAAGGTTAGTTGTTGTGTTAGCCTCTAAAACCCTTTCTCCGATATTTGCAAGATTTGTTCTCTTTGTCAGATTTTCAGAATAATCGACAATGGGAATACTATCCTGATTTACATCGATAGTCCCGATGGGTTCAAGTTGTGAGATTTTCTGATTACCCATAATAACTTACTATTCGCCCTCCTTGTTCTAATTGTAAAAAGTCGTTACTCTCAGTCATAAGAAAGAAAGCAGATAAAGCGTCAACATCATAAATCTCTTTAGTTAGATCAACTTGCCTTTCAAAGCCTATGCTTCTTTGCGTAACAAAGATTTCTTTATCAAGGTTTACTTGATGCTCTTTGCCTATTGGCTTTTCTGATATGTAAATCTTCTTACTCAACTACGTAAAATAATTCTTCGTTAATCAATGGTAACACTTTAAATATCCCTGTTTCGACTACTTCGTCAGCGTTGTTTGGGTTGGTGTTATTGGGAGAAATCTGAGCATAAATAGTGTAAAGATGCTCTCCAACGTCTAAAGTAGTTGCATCTGTATCTCCTTCAGTAAACTCAAACTTATTATATCTGTCTTTGTAATTTGAAGTGTCCGCTAAGATGAAATTCTTAAAAGTATCTGTTTGACGAGATTTTAAACTGAATAAATAAGTAGGATTGGAGATTGTTGTTTTCTCCGTCAAAGTCAAGTAAAAGTCTTTGGTATCTTGCTTAGTTATATGCAGCATCTATAAGTAAATAACTTTTTTGTGAAATTGGCAAATAAAAAAGGGTGACCGAAGCCACCCCTTTAATAAAGAAACTATGAAACTTAAATCGAGAGAGCAGTTACAACAGAAACCTGTAATTTATAGGGACTTTCAGACTCAATCGCACTCAAAGTGAAATTGTAGCCGTAGTTGTCACCCATTGCAGTTCCTGTTTCGCTTGTCATAGCAGTGATGTCGCAACCGTATTCTTTTCCAACAAGCCAGTAAGCGTCGTTGTTGTCTTGAACGATACAGAATACACGATTCTGAGCAAGTAATTTCAACTCATTACGCTTAGTAGTAGCAAGTTTTCTCAAACGAGCAACTACGTCTGTTTGATTGAATACAGTTCCGTTTTCGGTAGAAACGTTAGTAGTGGTAGTCATAGAACCCACACCCTTAGGCATCTCGTAAGTATATACGCTGCCTGAAGCGATGGTGGTAGCAGTAACCTCTCCACCGCTAACGGTAAATCCTGTTGATGCGAAGTCAACCAAGTGGATAGCTTTAACGCCACCAACTGAATCTTTGCAATCTAAAGTAAAACCTGCGGTTAAGTTACAAGCCATTTTCTACCCCCTTATGCTAATTTAAACTGAACGATTTGATCAGGGAATGCAAACTGAACACCATACTTCATGGTAGCACGGAAACGAACTTCATCGTTATCTTGGCTATACCAGAATCTGTAGTCCTCTTCTTCGTTAGCAAGGTCAGTTCCTACAAACAAGTTAGACAAACGAGCTAAGAACATTCTGTTAGTTCCGTTCAATCCACCTACAGCAATCAATTTCACGTTAGTTGCAGGAATCATGATTTCCATTCCTTCACTGTCAGCAGCGTAGTGGAATAAGTTAGATGCTCTTAATGCAGTGCTATACTTTTTGAAAGTATCAATACCTACAAACAAAACCAAGTCAGAAGCATCAGAGATATCTGCAGGTACTACGTTGTAGATGTTATCAATCAAATCTTCTACGTTTGCAGTAGTGATTGAAGTAGCAGAAGAAGTGTTACCAGCAACAGTTGAAGCAGAAGCAGCGTCAATCAACTTGATAAACCCGTCAAACTTGTTAGTGTTAGGGTTAGTGTTGGTTGTTGCTGTGTCACCTTGCCACATTGCGATTTCTAACAATTTTGCAATGTTGTTTGCTTTGTCTTGACCGATTTGCTCCTCGAAAGGTACTGAAGTTGGAGAACCTGCAGCGATTTGGGTCTGCATCCACTTTGCTTCCAAAGTCTTAGGGCACAAAGTCTCTTCAACTTTGATTTTACCTACTGTG